GAACTGTAACCGCCGGAGAAGTCTTAACCCTTCGTTTTTTTTTGATCAATTCGTACTTAATCTGGCTTCAAAACCAGACTACCAATTCTTCTGGAACGGTTCGCCCTATCAGGGTTCAGGAACTAAAACCAAAGAAACCAGGGATCGTGAAGCGGCGGCGCGGGAAGCGTTTGAGTTAATGGGATGGCGGTTGCTACTTGACGCAGCACTACGGGAACAATGGTACATTGGAGGGATGGAAGCACTTTGGAAGAGCGACTTTGAGGATTTTGTTTTTTTGACTTCTTTAAAAAATAGTAGGGTATGAACTGGGAAGCCGCGAAGAATTGTAAAATTCTTGTTTACACTGATCATTCTTTAGCTATAAATGATCATTGGGATGATAAATTGAGAGAAGAATACATTAAGGCCATAATCAAATATGCCGAAATATTTGGAGAATTACCACCTCCAAAACCTTCTTTAGAATTATGCGTACAATTAGAGTGGCTAGGAGACAACGATTACGGGGATTTATTTTTCATAAAATCTTATCGAGTTGGCTTTGAAACAGAATCTAATTCTTATAAAATTCATGCAGAAATTCAATTTGTTAAACCATGAAAGTACTAACCAAGGCTGATTTTATAGCCATTTGCCGAAAGATCGTGGCCCAAATGGCCTCAAGGGAACAAAACAAAAAGGGAGTGCCTCACCGGGTTAACTCCTTTGCTGCTTTTGTGGATGATATGCAACCAAGTGTCATGCACCCATCATTGGGGGCCACGTATGGCGATTACAAGGCTGGGCGTTTCTTTTCCCGAAATTGGGAAGCGGCGGGTAGCGATCCCTCCAAGATGGTTTTTGAGTATCCTGGATTGGTGATTGAGGAAACAGGTAGTTATACCGACAGTATTATAAGCGACCGGATTTACCTTGAACTCAACATCATTGCTTTGGATCGCAATAAATGTGAGAATTGCCCACCGGAAGTCTTGGGGGGAGAAAGCACTTTTGAAAACTCGCTTTTTATCATCCGATCATTTATTCGAGAGCTTTTTGAGCACGAAGTTTTCACCAACGATACAGATGAATTTTGGATGACTCAACACGAAGCCAATTACCACATTGAGCAGGAAACATACGGGCCACTCACCACCCAAGGCCAATGGATCGAAAGCATGATTGACCCACCTTCACGTTGGACTTTTACTAAATGGAGCGACGGGGCCATAGGCGGAGCAAGGGGATATGCAACCCCATTGAAAGTATTGGTTTGTGAGCCAGTAGAAACCAGAATGAAGTACAGCGATCCCACTAGCTCAGTTGTTCCCGTCACAAACTGCGACTCATGCGGATAGTAACTTACCAAGAGCTTATAGGAATTGCCCTGAATGCCGTGGAGAGCCTTGTTGAAAAAGGAAAGGACGAATTGAGGGAGCAGGGCCACGTTGCAACAGGCCGGGGGATCGCCTCACTAAAGGCTAAGATAGTCGAAAGTGTCGGAGATACTTTGAGGATTGGCATAGAGGGCAACGATTACCTTTTAGATTTGGACACGGGAATACCAGCAAGCAAGGTAGACACGAGTGCAGCAGCCCAGGCAAGGTTATTGCAGTGGGCCAGAGTGGTAAAACCTGGGCTTTCAGAGTCGAATCTAAAGCGGTTCACGTTCTTGACACTCAACAAAGCCGCTGTACTTGGGTTCCCGCTGCCTGGGGCATACGCATTCACCAAGAACGGGCGGCGTACTGAGTGGATAAAGTTTGGCCTTGAGATGAATGCGGAAAAAATCATCGAAGAGCAATTCAAGGTATTCGAGCTTTTGGTGGAGAACTTCGATGAAATCTACCAAGCAGCGATTGAAGAAGCACGAAAAATAGCAGCATGACAAAGGTTCTGGTTTACGAAGTCGAGATAAAAGGCGTTAAAACGGCGGTCAATAGTCAGGAGGATTTGGCTAAGGCCATACGGGACACCACTAAAGCCCGACAGGCTGAGAAGTTCAACACCGAAGAATACAAGCGGCTTGGAAACCAGATCGCAGCACTCAAGACAATACAGCAGGAGCAGCGACAAGAAGAGCGCAACGCCATCAACCAATTCAAACAAAATGCTGATCAGGGCAAGAACTCTTACCGGGCGCTGAACGCTGAATTGGTACGGCTTCGCAACTCCTACAAAGACCTGACAGCAGAGGAAAGGCAGGGCGCATTTGGAGAGCGAACGATCAAACGCATTCAAGAACTTGACCGGGAACTCAAGGACATTGACGCATCATTGGGGCAATTCCAACGCAATGTTGGTAACTACGGCGAAGCTTTCCAAGGTGTATTCACCCAGCTTTCAGGGTTTGATATTGCCGCCTTTGCCTCAATCCCAGGTGCAGCAGCGGCAATAGGAGAGGCTTTGATAGGGGCCTTGCAAAATGTCTACCAATTGGTGCAAGGCATCCGAGAATTGCGGGGCGAAATCTCAACACTTACCAACGCCACCGGGGCAGACTTAGACGACTTTACCGCACGAATAAAAGGTGTTGCTGACACTTTCGGAGAGGATCAAAGCCGAATTGTAGAAAGTGCCAATGCCGTTGCCAATGCTTTCAACATCACCTTTGGCGAAGCTTTAACCAGGATCGAAGAAGGTTTTGTTGCTGGATCAAATGCTAACGGGGAATTTCTGGACACTGTTAGAGAGTATCCACGTCTTTTTCAAGAGGCTGGATTAAACGCGGATCAGTTTTTTAAGATCGCCAACAGGCAAGCAACCGAGGGGGTTTTCTCCGATAAAGGAGCAGACGCGGTAAAAGAAGCGGCTCTGAGCTTGCGAGAACTTACCCCGGCCACACTCAAGGCGCTGGAGGGAATTGGAATCAGTGGTGAAGAAATCCAAAAAATAATTGGTGAACGAGGTATTGGCGGGGCTATCGCAGAGGTATCCAAGCAACTTGAAACAGTCCAGGAGAATGGGCCAAAGGCCGGGGCAGTGCTTGCGGATGTATTCAGAGGCGCGGGTGAGGACGCAGGGATAAAATTTATCAAGTCCCTGAAAGATGTTGACACCGCTACCCTATCGCTTATTGACACCACCAATGAATACCAAGTCGCACAGCTTCGCACCCTTGATGTAAATACCGCATTCAATCGAAAGGTCGTAGAAATCAGCGAAGCCTTGGGTGGGGCCGGGGCAAACTTAAGCGACCTTGCCACAGTAGCCCAAACCCAACTACTCGACATTCTTTTGCAGGTGATCACAGCGGGCCAGGACCTGATCGAAACCTTTAAGCCCCTGGTTGAACTCATTGGTGATTTTTCCAAAACCATAGGCGTAGCAAATGAAGAGTCGAGCGGGTTTGTAGCTACTTTGGGACTATTGAAAAAAGCGGGCGACCTGGTTAGGTTGCCTTTTGACTTATTGCTGAGTACCTACAAAGCTTTTTTGGGGCTGCTTGATTCTTCCAAGCGCAATATATCCAGCTTCTTTGAGACACTTTCCGCACCCATTACCCGCCTTTTTGGAGCGCAAGACAAGAGCGTAAAGGGTCTAAAAACATTTATTGATCTTGCCAACACGGGCAAAGGTGAAGTGTTCCAATTTGGCAAAGAAACCGAGACGGCAGCAGGGAAAATTGACAAAATCACCACAAGCACCACAAGCACCACTAAGGCCAAAAAGGTTGTTGAAGAATTTGGCAAAGGCTCGCTTGCATTTTTACGGGGTGAGGTGTCAAAACTGGAAAAAGAAATTGATAAGGCAGCCCCAAAGGATCAGCCCGCACTTTTTGAACGTCTGTTTGCCGCTAAAGACCAACTTAACAAGGCCGAAAAGGAACAAAAAGCACTGCTTGACAACCTAACCGGATTCATAGGAGAAGCGCAAAAAATACAGGATGCTTCACAAAGAACCTTCCAGCGTACCCAAACTGTAACCGAGGACGGAGTTTTGAAGCAGGTGCAAGTATCTGAAAAGGGCTTGCGGGTAGTTGGAACAAGCCTACTTGATCGCCTTGCAGAGCTTGGAAAAGAAATAGGTGAAGGTGTACAGCAGTTTACTTCAAGAACTAGAACAGATTTAGAAGTAAGTTTAGATGCACTACTAGAAGAGTTCGGAAACTTTTTTACCTCTGGCCGATTCTTCGACACGCTCACAGAAGCCGGAGCCGCAATCTCAGGTCTTGCCAGTGCTCGCAATGAATCCGAACTAAACGCAATAGAGGAGCGTTACGCCAAAGAAATTGAGCTTGCAGGGGACAACACCAAGAAAAAAGAAAAGCTTGAAAAAGAGCTTGCAGCAGAGCAGGAGCGTATCAGAAAGAAAGAGTTTGAACAGCAAAAGCGGTTCAGGATTGCCGCGGCTCTGGCTTCGCTGGCATCCGGTACGGTAAATATCTTGGCCACTCCATCAATTATTCCTGATCCGCTGGGCGCTTTGTACAAGGCTGCCCAAATTGCGTTTCTGACCTTCACCACTACTTCACAGATCGCCCAAATCAGCGCACAAAAAGCCGCCAAAGGGATGATCATAAAGGGGCCAAGTCATGCCCACGGAGGGACATCTGTACAGGTAGGAAATCAAGTCATTGAAGCCGAGGGCGGGGAATGGATTGGAGATGATGGTCAGGGAGGAACAGCAATAATCAATAAGCATAATACAGGCCGCTACTACCCTATCCTCAAGCAACTCAGCGCGGTAAATTTCCCAGGCAAACGGGTTGTATTATCTGCCATCAACGCCGACCGGGGCTATGGTGTGAAGTTTGAGCAAGGGGGATTGCTTGAGCCGAATTTTTCCAAAATGAATGTGGGTGTGTCCGGGGGAATAAGCATCGTTTCGATAGATGCCAACTCGATCCAGAACATGGCCGCCGCCGTTGGAGTCGGAGCCAAACGAGGGGTAGAGGCCGGGCTAGTTGTAGCCAACAGGGAAAACGAACGCATTGCAAAAGCCGAAGAAAAAAGCAAAATATGAGTTTCACGATAACAAGTCAACCAAGCGACACCGTACCACAGCCCAAAAGCAAGTACCTAGAATGGCTATTGGGCACAACTGACTTCCTAAATAGTGCGGATGGATTTGCCACTTTCACAGTAACTTTTGTTGATGGGGCCGAAGCCGATGCACTTGAGGTAATTGTCGTGGATTCGCTTTTCACCACAGATTCAGCAGAGCCATACACGGCGCTTACTTACCACCACGAAGCAGCGAAAGAAGATACCGCCGCTAATTTTGCGGGAATGCTAGGCATTAATCCTGATTTTCTTGATTGGGTAGTAACTTATGCCGGGGCCGTGGTGACTGCAACCAGGTCAAAGCCTGGCGCATTGTCTCCCTTCACCTTCGTATTTTCCGCACTTACTAACCCGCCATCAGTTTCCAGCACCAACGGCACCACCGAAAGCAGAAAGAGTAAGTTTGTGATTTGGGATTTATACGCAGATTCAACGCGAATCGTAGGCCGAAAAAGCGCGGCAATTGATCCAAGCGGGGTGAATGGGGTGTGCTCCATAAAATTTGACCCTTCTTTCCTGTTTAGCACTTACGAACCCAAAACCGATTTGCTTTTTTGGGCAGAGGATAAATTTTATCTGGACATTCTTTTCAAAGCGGCACTGGTCAATCAAAACAGCATTTGTCAGCAGGAGGTGGAAGAAGTTGTACAAGGCGACGTGTTTACCCTGGTCAATTCCATCTTTCAACCCACCGACCAATTGGGGTTTGAGCCTTACACCGGATCAGGTGACCCCCTTGTTAAGTGGGTAACAGGCAACCCATTGAGGCGTTATCTGTGCAACGACTTCTTTGAATTGGCCGGTATTTATTTGGTCAATGATGGGTCATGGCGCACCGCTGACCCTTTCCTAATTGAGTTCACAATCCACATTGGAGAAACCACCGAAACCGTAGCGGCTTCACCGGACACCGACGCACACAGATTCTTTTTTGTCCCCACGGGTACGCTTAACGGGTCATATTCTGGATTACTTGAAACAGCCGATAGTGTAGACATTCAGGTATTTGCCTACACTGACGGCGATGTAAAAACCCCCTACTCCGAAAAAATGACCCGTACTTTTTCGCATATGGATTGCGACTGCAAAGAAGTGATTATTTACCTGGGCGATCTTGGGAGCTTTGACAGCATCCGATTTGGAGAACTCCGAGCACTCAATCAGGCCGTGACGGCATCAACCCGAATATTTGAGCCTGGTGGTCGTGACTATGAAGACCAAATACAGGACGTGGCCCGGGTGGACACCATCACCGACGCACAAAACGAGTTGGTATACATTTCTGAACCCATCAACGAATTGAACCGAGGCATGTTTGAGCAACTCCAAAGAAGCCCACAGATTTATAGGATCAAGCAAGTGATAGGCGAGTCTGGATACGTGTCGAAGTTAGAGCGGCTACAAATGACCAGGGGTAACTTTGTGAACATGAACAGGGGAGGGGACAAGCGATTTGAAGGCGTGTTTAAAAGTGCATCGGGAACCCGTTGGCATAAATAAAAAAGGGGGGCTATTAACCCCCGCAGTGACATGTTTACCCTTAATGTCTAACTTTCATGAACATAAAACAAATACCTCATAATTCACAACGCCACAAATCTACACCAACGAAATGATAAAAGCAAAGAAAATTTCTGGCATTCCAGCGCATTTACTAACCGATGGTGAGTTTTATTTCGATTTGCCTGAGGATTACGGCATCCGCAAGTCAAAGAGCCGTAGCGAGCTTGATACAGAGAACAAGGTAAGCCAGGAAGTTGCTTTATCTTTTACACTTCCACGCAGTCCAGGTAATGATTATTTTTTTGCATACTACACAGGGGCTATTGGCGTATGGGTTTGGGACAATGGTGAAATCTTGGAGTTTGACGAAATCAGACTGACAGAAACCAAGGATGAAGGTTACGAAGTAGAAATTTACGGCTCAAATTGGGCTGAAAAACTGCAAAGGTTGCGAGTTAGGGACGTTGATTTGGGGGAATTCGAGTACACAGATGCAGAAATTGCAGCGGCTTGGAGCGATACCACAATAATGGCAACCCCAACACTTGCCAGTTACGGAGGTTGGAACCAGGAAGGAAGCGCAACACTCAAGGATTTGCGCATGTGGTTCAATCTTACCAAGGTCATGCGGGCCTGTTTTTGTGCTATCGGCTGGCAATTTGAAAGTAGTACTTGGGATGTTTGGCCCTTCAATCGCCTTTATGGGTACATTTCGGGTGAGCATTGGTATAGTTACGACGGCAAACAAGACCCTTTGCGGGTAACGGTAGGTAACAATGGTAGCATGGATTTAGACGGGACAATGAGCAACCTTATTTTCCCAGATACAATTTATGATCCCTTTGGATTGTACGACAACATTCTGAATTTTCCAGGGGGCTACCTCTACCCTTCTGGTACCGCAAGTCAAAATGAAATTGACTTGAATTTGAGGATGAGCCTTGTCATTGAACTGGCTGAAACCCCTGCAAATTTACCGGGCGCAACGTGGTCATTGCTTCTTATTTGGAGCAGTGCTGTAACATCTGGCGATATAATTTTGCTTGAGCAAATCCAAGGCATTCCAGGCGAAGCGCAAACCGTAACGGTAAATATTGACTTTAGGATTGAGAATGTAAATCAGGGTGATACATTCAGCGTGTACGCAGGATACACCGACAACATAACACCGGGGGGCATTGACTACCCTTGGAGTATTTCACCAGGTGGAAGACTGAGATTTGAACCTGATCCACCCCGCTACATCGAAAACGACACCATTAACTTAGGCGATTTGATCGACCCCAATTTGAATGCCCTGGATTTATTCAAAGGAATGCAGCACATGGTCAGCGGCATTATTAAACCCGACTTCAACACCAAAACAATCAGCCTTTACCCGCCTTACCAAGCCAGTATTGACGCGACCGTAATGGAGGGCTTTTTCCTGAACTCTGCTTTGGACTTTACCGACAAAGTACAGGGCGGGTCTTTAGTCAAACGCGAAATATCAGAGGCGCATGAGCGGTATTTGCGGCTACAATTCAAAGAAAGTTCTGATTCATTCATCGAAAGCAGGAATTTTCCCGTACAAATCTGGTCAAAACTTGTTGACACCGGGGGCGCAAAAGAGGAAACAAAGACCCTTGAGAACCCAATCTTTGAACCCACCATTGAGCGAGACACCACAATTGAGGAAATCGGGTTTCTGCCTGACGGTTCCAGCGTTGAGGCAACCCCCGCACTTATGGCACTATGGGATAACGAAGACGGCAAACTGAGTAAAAAACTTGGGTATCGGGTAGCGTACAACCACGGGCTAGTCGAGCAGTTGAACAGCAGCGGCGACCCTTACCAACTCGTTTATGAAGGTGCGGCAATTTCAGAGTTTGGGTACCTTTCACAGTGGACCACGCGCCGGGTAAGCGTAGCCGGGTTTTATCGTCCAGTGTACGGCTCAAGCAATGGTGATTTTTACACAGCGTTTTGGAGGTTGAAAATTGTAAAGGATTTTTACAAAAGGGCTGACTTTGAATTGTTGCTTTGGCTTACTGAGCAAGACTACAAAGAGTTGGATTTTAGAAAACCCTTGCTCGTTAATTACTACGGGTACAGGCTATTCAAAGCCCTGGCAGTTAAAGACCACCGGGGGAGCTTTGTAAGCACACCCGTAACTTTGGTAGAAGAAAGTGAAAACACGATACAATGATCAGGACAATACATTTAAGCGACGAACAAAAGCAAGCCATTGCCGACATGGCAGAGCAGGAAATCACCTGGGAGGATGCAAAGACGCTTTTCCAGCTTGGATTTTGGCGCGGCTCTGAATGCTGCGCAGATTTGAAGGACATTAAAAATTGGATCAAATGGGCTATACACGACGGGAGTCTACCCGCATCGACATTGAAAAAGTGATTGTTATTTTTTACAACCGCATTGCCGGGGCAAAAGCTTCAACCATTGCCGATATACCTAAAGACCCTTTGGCCTTGTTGCTAAACATGACCTATGAGCAATTGACAGCGGCATTGATACGGGAGGACTCTCAAAAGGGCATGAGCTGTGAGCAATTGCGGATAAAGTGGGGATTGACTGAAAGAAAATTGAGAAGGGTAACAGGTAAAAAGTAGATAGCAATATTCTAATTATCCGTCAAAAACGTCAATCCACCAACCCGCCACCATTCCAAAGCCCGTGCAATAAGTAGATTTTTGTTGAAAATCGTACACATGGCCGAGGTTTTGGACAAAGTAAAGCAGGATACGGTATTTACAGCATGGGAATACAAGGCGATAGATCCACCGGAAAGGCTTAAATCAATGATTCCTGAGTATGGAATTTACGTCGAAGGGTACGCAAATAAGACCAGTAAAGACCTTTTGGGTGATGTTGTGGCAGCTTACAATTGGAGTGAAGATGTTGTAAGCGGATACATGAAAAACGGGTACGGAACCCTCCTACACAATCACAACGAAAATAAAGCAGTAGGTAAAATCCTGGAAGCCGAGCCAATGCAGGACGGTCTTTTTGTGCGCGGGTACGTGTCAAAGTCTTGGTCAGATTCTTGGATGCTGGAAGAAGGGTATATCAAAGGGTTTTCAATTGGGTATTTGACAAACTGGGAGAAAAGCCTATACGAACCTCAAACAAATACTTTCTTTCTGGACATTGCCGCACTTTACGAAATCTCAATCACTCCAATTCCTGCTAACTCCGATTCTCTTATCACTTCAATAAAGAGCCTGATACCAAAGGCTTCATCAAATACTAAAACAATGAATGGACTTTTCAAAAAAATCAAAGACCTGTTTGGCGTAGACATTCCAGAAAACGCAACTGAACAGGCCGCGATTGAAGCTTTGCAAGGTATCAAATCCCTCAAGGCTGAAATTGACGCAGAAGAACTCAAAACAATGGTAGCCGCCGCTGTGGCTGAATTGGGCTTGAAAAAGGTTGACGAATCGGCTTTTGCTGAAAAGTCAGTCCTTGAAACCCTGAAAACTACCGTTGAGGCCCAGGCCAAAACAATCAACGACCTGGCGGCTGAACTAGCAGGTAAGAAACTGGAAGAGCCAAAGCCAGGGGAAGGCAACGCCAAAACCGGATTGAGTGATACCGAAAAAGCTTTCGGCAAGGCTCTGAAAGCCTCTGTGAAAGCGTAATCAAATTTTGCCCACACTGTAAAATAAAAATAATGGAGCCAATAACTCTGGAACCAATTTTCATGCCAGATAGTAATATGCTGATGTTTCAAGCATCGGAGTTGAACTACCTGGCAGAGCAGCGATACAACGATAAGTTTGGATTTTATCAAGCTGCCTTTGGCATGTACGCTTACATGCAACTCACCACGGACTTGGAATACAAAATTTGGTACCCAACGGGTGAGCCTCATTTGTGGCAGCCGCACAACTCTTGTGCCTGGACACCGCTTGGCGTGTACGGATTCGCCAACAAAACCATCACCCCATGCAAATCCAAACTCAACTTGGAGTTTTGCAACGATGAGTTTTACAACAGCGTGTTCCGTTCCTTCCATGCCTGGAACACCGGGGCCACCGTTGGATTGAGCGAAGCAGGACAGCGCGCATTGACTGCATTGACGAACACAATCGTCAAGAGCGCCACCATTGGCAACCGCATGATGCTGACCGCTGGCCAGTTGTTTGACCCCGAAACCGTCGCCATCGTTTCTGGTACTCCTACCAATGTCGAAGAAGCATTCAAAAAGACCATTGGTACTTGCCGTGGTTGGATTGATTTGCTTATTGATTTGGAGGCTGGCGATCCTACCAAGTACGCACACTTGAACTTGGATAGCTTGTTTATCCAATCAGGTGGCGGTCAGAACATCGCTACCAATGGCCAAACCTTCACGGGTTCCGTTGTTGCGCTGTATGACGCAATCTTCGCAGCCGCTACCAACGATCTGCAAGAGGCCATCATTGACGGCGGTATTGGAGATAGTGGCCGTTCATTCATGCCAATGTTCCTTGTATCCAACTCGATCAAAGCGAAGCTGTACGCTGATTTGTTGGCCCTGAATGCAAGCGCGGTTCAAATCAAGCCACGGATCAGCCAACGGGCAATTACCGCCAATGGCCAAACCTTCGATGTAATGTACATCGACAACGTGCCAGTAATTCCAGTAGGTGACGTTGCACAGTACGACAAATTACTGACAGGCCGTAGTCACTTTGCTTACCTCACCATTTCCGGTACGATCCAGTTGGGTTCCAATTTTGCGCGTATCCCTGAAATTAACACCGGGGAGGTAGCGGTTGCGATCCAGCAAAAAACCGACTTGGACGAATTGGGTAAAGTCTTGTTCTTGTCGCATTCCTTGAGCGCAACCGCAATCAGTGATACTAAATATATCGCTGGCGGTTACAAATACACCGTACCGCTATAATCGTTTTTGGGATATATCTGGGAGGGCTTAACGGCCTTCCCTTTCACAATTAAAAGCTAAAACAATGGCTGAAATAATCTGCGAACCCAAAAACCTTATCAGCTCCGAAACGTGCGCGGATCGTGGCGGGTGGTACATTGGGTTTTATGCAAAATACTCTGAGATTGATTGGGCCGCAATGGAAGCAGATGCGCTTTTATTTGACCAAACCAATCAGGAAATCTTGGAATTTGCTATGGTTGGCGGGGCCACCTGGAAAAAGATCGAACCCCGCAAACGTGGCGCAACCTACAACTTCAATTACACATCGGCTACGGGCTTTTATGAGTGCAACGCCGCTTGTATTTTCGACTCCAAAGACCGTGACCGCCGCAACAACTTGCAGTATGCAATTCAGTGCTGCGACTTGGTTGTGGTGCTGTTTGGCAACAACGGCAAAAAGCGGGTAATTGGCGTAGACTGGAACGGCGAAACCTTTTCCCGTCCCGTTGACAATTTCCGTATCAGTCAGCACAATGACCAAGGCGGCGACCTTGGCACCAGTACTAGCACTGACGATCTGGCATGGCAAGGCAACCAGCTTTTTGCGCCCTTGTTTGCTGACGTACCACGCTCTGATTTTCCTTCTTAAATATTCCATCCAATGCGCTCTATCCTTGTTTTGCTCATTTTGGTAATGATAGGGTTGAACGGAAAAGGGCAAAGTGTAACAGCTTTGCCCGATTCTGTTTTATCTCAATGCTGCTTAGAAGTCACGCTTTTGAATGGGAATGTGACAACCGTGGATTGGGTCTTTATCCAGTATATTACCCGTGACGGTACAGGCACCAAACTTTTTGTAGAATATGCGCCCAACTTTGGCGGTATCCAGTGGGAAACCCAAATACGCATCCAAGATGATTTTGATGAAGTTTTGGAGCGCTCTAAATTTATCATGCTGCCTTTTACGGTGGGCTCAACAGATTACGCCATAAACCGAAACTGGATAGCTAACATCGAAGAAAACACCACCACCGGGGGAACTTGGGTATATGGCCGCTTTGGCACACCTACAAAGCGCAAGTTTAGCGCCGTTGAGGATTATGAAACTTTAAAGAATTTGCTCCTTGCATGTCGCCCACGGGCTATTGTAGTGGCTGAAAACGGATTGTATACCGAGGGCGACACCGTGCGCATGGGCGGCTTTTTGATTGAGCCGACAACAATCACCACAGAGGGGTACAACTGGCAGATGAAGGACACGGCTTCAACCGTTGAATTTGGGATTGATTACAACACTCCCGGCAGCGGGGACACAACGGCCTATTTTGCCCGGCGCTTTGGGGTATATCGGCAATTGATGGCAATGGGTAGAACCTATTGGGAGCATAGGCTTGAGGATACAACGGGAGTAACAGATAAGCGGGGGTACATTATCAATGCACTAGATTCTGAGGGCAATCCATATGCTTCTATATACTCTCAAGGTGACAATTATTCAAGTTGGCTTCTTCAGGGTTCTTTCGGCAATAGCTGGACATTCAAAGATTTGGTCATCAATCCCTATTACACATTTAGTGTGGCAATGAGCCCTTACTCAGCCGTTTTAGGAGCCAGTGAATCCGGTACAAGTGATCCAGGTAACGGGGTTTCGGTGTCGGCGAATGGTTACGGCATTGGAGCGGATGAATGGATTGGGATAAGAACCAAAAACGTTGACAACGGCTTGGCGCATCCCGGTCAATTTCTACAATTGGTAGACAGTATTACCGGAAAGGTGGAATACGCCACCCTTGACCTTTCCAGCTACCTAGAGATTGGGGACACGGCGGCCATGCTAAACCCGTACATCAATACGGCGGGTTGGGGATTACTCAAGTCCCCTAAAACATTGAGAGTTGACAGTAGTAAGGTTTCTACGCGCTATTACGCGCAAACCAATCCGACATCAATTGCGGCGAATCTTAGCGTAAGAAGCAACGGGGCTAATCTTGTAGCAGGAAACATAACCGACAACGGCACTAAGCTGGAAGCGCTAAAGCCCTGGCAGTTTCAAACCTACACCACGGCGGGGCTACCTACAGGTGTGACGGGGTACACAGTCTACAATACGACCCTGAACGGAATAGGCTGGTACAACGGTACACGGTGGGCTTATGGGTTGGAATCCACCTTTGCACGGGGGACAAGTACCTATGTACCGTATTTCGATGCTAATGGACAGGTAACGGAAAGTAGCGGGATAAGATATGCAAGCGCGGGGCTATTTATCGACGGTGCAGCGTTTACCGATCCGATTGTTAGCCAACCAGTTCAGTTTGGCGCAACAAACTCTAGTGTAACAACGCAAAAAGTCTACATACAACCAAAAACAGGGTTCGGCCCTTTAATTGGGTTGCAAAATGGTTCTAAAGTTGGGTTTGTACTAATGAATAGCTCAGGCGCAAATGAAATGGCAATAGGTACATACAGTAGCGATCAAGTGCATATTCGATCAAATAACATACAAAGAATGACATTTTATCCTACTGCGCAAGTTGATGCAGTAGGGTTAACAAATTCTTTTATTGCTATACCGTCAATTGCCAACACTAGCTTTTTTACTTTTTCTGGAACGGGCGGAAATGCGCCTTATCTAGGAATAACAAATGGAACTATACGCGCATTTGGCGCAGGAATAGAAGGAACGGATGGAAGTGTTTTTGGTTCCTATTCTAACCACCCTACATCTATTCGGTCGGGAGGTAATGTCACAAGATTGCAATTATCAGTAGTAGGAACATTATCTCAGCTCAATACAACAACGGGCATGTTTTTAGCTTCTGGAACAACCGCACAGACCCCAACGGAAGCAGGTGGACTAATTCGTTTTAATTCAGATTCAACGTTATATCAGATTTTTTCAGGTGGTGTTCGGTCTTACATTGCAACCCGTGCCTATGCCCGTTCGATAGCCCTAAATATTGGCAATTCTAACCTAACGCTAACAGGAAACAGGGTTTTAACTGGAGCAGGATACAGAATGGATATTTTAGGGGTCAGCAGGTTCAAAACTGATTCACTGGAATATTCAAACTTCGCCTTACAAATAAGGAATAATACCACTAGTTCAGCAATACTAGTTGGGGGAAGCGGTAATTTACCTGGAAGCTTTACAATTCAAGATAGAAATTCATCTGGTACACAAATATTAAAATCCTATTCGGAGCTAGATAAACGTCGAAGTACATTTGGTGGATTTCAATGGAACCTAAATGAAACTTGGCAACTTCCCTCTGGTAGCTTTGCATGGACTAGACACGTTCAATTCGACACAGTTGGAACGGATTATTTTCGGGTTAATAATGGTTCTGTTTTTGCGGATGTGCCAACAATTCATCGTACCACTGCAATAGGCGTAAACTCTTCCAGCATCTTAACTCAAACACTCGCCCTTACAAGTACTGGCAGTGTGATACAAAACTGGTCTATAAATGGTGGCATAAATATTGCTGACTTATACATGAATGGTACTTTTGCCATTTCTCAATATGGCACCGGAACCAAAGAAGCCGCCGACCTTTCCAAAACGCAAAGCAACTACCTTGCAAGCTGGGCAACGGATGGAACGTTGCTAGATTACCCACTTTCCAGCCTCGGCAACGGCATCTACGGCGGTTCAGGCACCCTTTCACAGTACACCACCCGCGCCCGCGTACCCGACAACGGGAACCTGTATTTCTCACAAACCTACAACAGCGGGGCAGACTCGACATACTGGCAGATTGTCAATTATGGTGGAGGCGAGCGGGCATTCAATTTCGGACTTACCGACACAAGCAGCACAGGTTACAGCAGGGCGCAGTTCTATTCGGACGGCACCGGGGTAATGAATTGGGGGCTTGAAACATCAGATGCCCTGTTTGGAAACACCTTGGTTCGGGCATTTGAGGGCGATTTGCTTTTTTCTGTGAACACAGGAGACATAAGTATCACAGCCCCGGTTGATTCGGAGGTACGTACAGTTGGGCTCGTGAGGGCGAAACAAGAGGCTTATTATGAGATCAATTCAACCTCAAGCCCGCAAAACCTCAGTAACACCTATTCGGATAATTTCATCAACCAAGGCGGTACACAGGCGGCATTCACCCTGGTTTTTCCGGCAAGCCCCGAAGACGGGCAGGTGTTGACCATAACCTACAACAACAACATTTCCACATTAACTCTCGACGGGAACGGGAATACTATTGTGGGGACTACCGTCACGACGGCGGTAGCTGGATCGCAAAGGAAATTCAAGTTTTACGCCGGGGCTGGCGTATGGATTCGCATTTATTAAAATCAACACATATGAGCAGATTTTTCATTCTACTTTTTGCGCTGTTGCCTTTTGTGGCAATTGGCCAGGACAGTTTTGTAAAAGATTCAATCTGGTTTTACACCGATCTAAACCAGTGTGACAGCGTTGTGTGGTGGGTTGGATACCAAGTTAAATTGAGGGGCAAAGTCGTCTCACTGGATGCTAAACCCGTGGGATGGGATGAAAAAAACCCGTGCGCAAACATCCCAGGCAGGGACACCGCAACACTGGTAAACTTCTATAAAAACACTTTGGTAGTTAATCCAGGCAGACAACTGGCAGACATTGCGGCAAGACTGATAACCCAAAACCAAATTGACAAAGAAGCTGAGCGAGTTAACACCGCAATCAAAAAAGCAACAGCCAAAGACTTTTTCCAAGAAGCTGAAAAGGAAGCCACTGATTCTCTCTTTGGAAACTACCGACTGCGAACAAATATCAACGGCACCACGTCCACGGTCAATTGCCAAATCTTGCGAAGGCCAAACGGGCAAGTGGTGATCAGGACAGGATCAGGCCAAACCGTTCAAAACTACCCGCTCAAGTTTTGGGGTGATGCCAGGATAGAAGTTACTGACCTGCCCGCCAAGGGAAACAAAACAACAATCTACAAAATTCAAGGAAACCGTGGGCGTTGGGTAAGTTTTGACAGGTCATTGCAGGTGTTGAAGTCGGATAAGTTTGCAATTGAAAATCTAGTTAAATAAATTTCGTAATAAGTCCCCCGCTAACTATGAAATCTATGAGAATCAGTCTTGCAAAAATGTTTTTTGAAATTGGGGATGTACTCAACTCCATGTTTTCCGGTTTATGGCCCGGCATATTGTGGCTATTGACTTTTGTTTCTGGCCTGTTTGCTCCTGCATGGCCGCCGTTTGCCGCCGTTTGCGTCCTTGTGGTGATCGATATGCGCACAGGTAGACAAGCAGCAAGACACCGAGGCGAAGACATCAACAGCAAAGGCATGAGGCGCTCAGTAGGCAAAATTGCCTCTTACTTTTACTTGATGTTGGCCGCTTTCATAATGGACAAAATATTCCTTAGTGGGCTGCCAATTGGTGAACCCGTTCTTTACATGGCAAGCATCCTTTGTGCGGCGGTTGAGTTCAAAAGCATCTCCGAAAATGTCCAAACCGTGACAGGTGTAAACCTTTGGAGTAAGGTCAAGGAACGAATTTTACCCAGCACCAACAAAAACACCGACGAATGAAACGCTTACTCATACTCTTATCAATAGCCGCCTTCCTGTTTTCCTGCTCCATCACCCGTACGGATCACGACTGGAAGATTTTCACGCATCCAAAAGGCTGGCATCGGAGCGATCCAACGGCGGTACAGCTTGGAAAATGGCCAGAAGTTTTTCAGATTCAGGTGATGTTTGACAGTAGTTGCAAGTACACATTCTACAACAGCGACGGCACCATTGCCGAAAACCAATACGATTACAACAAGGCCGGGGGTTGGAGCTTTGAAGAAATCGGAGCGCGGGAAAATTCTTGTATGATGGGGTGGCGTTACGGTATAGAAAGCCGAAAAATTGAGCTTACTTTTTACCACCATTCCCAGGGCGTTTCCGTACATCACACCGACCCCGTGAACGCTGTTCATTTCAACCAGGTCGCAACCTATACCATGATCCCCAACTATTCTACGGGCAACATTCACGAGACTATTGAAGCGGGTGGAGTTGTTGCGGAGAATAATTTTACCATGCCTGACATCATCGGCAAAAAAAGGAATATAGGACGTGAAATAAATTGTTGGTTTGGCGGCCAAGAAAAGGCACCTCACCGTATGTTTATCCTCAAAAAAAGAACCAAATGAAAAAAATATTGATGTTATTGGCCGTATGGCCTTTTTTGCTTTTTGCCCAGGACTTGAAAAAAGAAGTTCGGGAGTTTAAAAAAGCAATTCAAAACCCTGATTACGTAGGGGTATTACCGGGGGAAAGTCCGGTATTTGTGCGCAATGTCATCACCTCACCATTGGCCGCACAGTCTTGGGGTGCTCAGTTTGTAGGCGGGGCCGCATACCGTGAGGCTATTTCCAAGGCAGCTAAGCGGGAAATATTTGTATCGGTATTTGATACCGGACTTCCCGACCATAACGACCTAAAAAGCGTTACGCTGTTTGGGAAAAACTTTGTGAGTGGCGAAGGCGGGGGATTGCTTGATGGTCACGGACACGCGACGCACGTAGGTGGCACCATTGCCGGAAATCCTCAAGGCGGCCTTATTGCTCCTGCCGCTGGCTTGGTGGATGCTGGAAAAATAAAGATCAAGTTCTACAAGGTGCTTTCTAATTCAGGATCAGGCTCCATTGCGGATATTTACAACGCCGCCAAAGCAGACTTGGAAGATTGCCGCCGCCGCATTGAGGAAGGCGGTTTTTGTATCTGGAATTATTCTTTGGGTGGAGGAACAACAGGTTACGCGCCATTAAACCAGGTATTCGATGAAGCCGCCGCACTTGGCATTATTGTATTTTGCGCCAATGGCAACAGTTACAGCCGGGGTGTAAATTACCCCGCCAACTACCCCAAAAACTACGCCATAGCAGCAGGGAAGCAAACGAGCACAGCAATTGAAAAGGATGCTTATTCGACTTGGGGGCCTGAAAGCTGGGCCATTGAACCAGGCACAAACATTCTTTCTACCCTTACCAACCAGACATACGGGGCATGGAGCGGTACAAGTATGGCAACGCCTCATACTGTTTCTATTGCCGCCGTAGTGGCCTCTGTTAATCCAAGTTGGAACGCGGCTCAAGTTGTTGCACACATGCGCACAAATGCCCAGGATTTACCGCCAACAGGCCGAGACGAAAACAACGGTTGGGGGTATCACTTATTTTCCAAATTGCTGGGATCAAATCCAGCGCCGCCACCTGATCCAACGCCTACTTGCGCAGCTCCGAATACTTCCCAGGTCAGCGCAAAAAGTGTAAGCTCCAGCGGAGCAATTCTGAACTGCATTGTAACAGCAGATAATTACCAATTTAGGTACAGAGTTTTAAACACGGGCGTTTGGACAGTCACGGGATATAAGGGAAACAACGTAGTGATTGCCGACTTGAAACTAGGAACCGTATATGAATTACAATGCCAAGTCAAATGCGGAGCCGTTGAGTCTGCTTACTCTCCCTCCGTTGCATTCAAGACACTCAACGCTCCTGCCAATCCGGTCAAACCCTACTATGAATGGAAGTCATACGCAATGCCTCCCAGCGATCAATTATACATGTATTGGCAAGTAGAGGGACAACAGCAAAGCCAAACCACGACACTTACCAACATCACAATCCGAGTCTACACCAACGGCTACGAATGGGCACAAGACGAAGTAATGAGCATTGTGTACGGCTATTTCAGCGCAAACCGGGGCTTTTATTTGCGCGTGAATGATGACAATGAAACCGCTGTGAGATGGGCCGCACATTTTCTACTCAACGAACTCAAAACAAAACTTGCCAAATATGGGATGCAGTTTCAAATTGAGCGCATTTGTGGGGAAACGTCAGGGGGTTCTATTGGCGTGCGTTATTGCGATGTGCGCAATTTTACCACACCACTGGCAAGCGAAGCCGAAGTCAAAACCTTTGAAAGATGAAAACATACGGGCCAACGCCTTACGGGATTGCAAACCCGATACGAATTAGGGTTCATGGTGTTGAAGTAGGAGTGGGGGCCGCTATTACGGTAGTACCCTCACCTCCTGCCCTACCCTACGCAGTACCCGAAGCAACACCAGAGCAATACGAAATCCTTTTCCATCGCGGCCACAAAACAAGAATTTATGAGCGCAACGACAATATCAAGGGGCGTAAAACTAAGGCTGGCAAGTCCGATCCCGGCAAGCCCTGACCTGGAAGAGCTTAAAAAGCAATACAAAGAGCTTGGTATTATCCCTTACTTTGGCAACGAACCCAGAGAAGGGACTTTGTTTTTGCAGTTGATTCGAGAGATTTGCGGCCTTTCGCCTACGTTCAACTCCACGATGAACGCAAAAAACAAGTTCACGTTTGGGAGCCGAACCAAAATAGGCAGCAACACAAGGCCGGGGCTGTACCAGGAGAACCAAGCAGAAACCCCGCTATCTACTCAGGAAAGTTATTCGGATCGCGTTGAGGAATTGGGCTTACCTCTCAATCAAATCCTTTCCACCGCCGAAAACTTAAACCGCCACTACTGCGAAAGCGGTAACGCTTGGCTGATTATCAAGCGGGCAACGGTTGCGGGTGTGACCAAATACAAGATGCACGCAGAGCACTATCTGAACTGCGCTTACCTGACTCCAAAGCCCGGTGAAGAAATGCGAAACTTTGCCCTTGTATCTCCATACATTACCGACATCCAAAAAATGAGGGACACGGGAAAGTGGAAGATTTTGGAAGCTGTGCGTCCTGGTGATCCACTTATTTGGAGCAAAAAAGACAATGGCGTTGAATATGCCCTTATACACATCATGGATGAATCAGGCACCGAACCCAATAGTGTCTATGGCCGTAGCCGTCAACTTTCCTGCCTTATGGCGATGTATGCCGAATACTACCAAGAGACACTCAATGCCAAAGTTTCCAGCACCGACATCGTTACAAAGTTGTTGATTGCGATGGAAGGGCCAAGTCCTGAAAATTACGACATGGAAGATTTTGAGAATGAGGAATTATACGAAGTCGGGAACACTGGTATAGGAGCCAAACGCAAAGGGCTTTTTGAGCGCAACATGGATCGTATCAAGATGCTTACCACCAACGTAGGCAGCTTTGAAGAAACATCCTCAATCTTTGGCATGGAGTACCCAAGCGGGGCCAATCCTCCAACGCCAATTAAATTGGACTTAAACCGTGACGTAAATTACAATACCTGGTCAACTGACCGTTGCAGCCGGGTTATCGCCTCAGTAAATGGCTATTTCTCCGACCTTTTAAACTTGACCAAAACACCGTCAGGCATTGGCGGTAACATGCTCAAGGACTTGTTTTTGATTATGCGCGCCGGAACTATTGCACCAGATCAGGCATTTTGGGAAACGGTGCTCAATGGAGTGCTCAAGCAAATACCGGAACTAGAGCAGGATTTGGGCTTGCAACTACTGGACAATATTGAGCAATTGGTACAATCACTCACCAACCAGGCACCCGCCGCAAACGTGACAGTCGGAATATGAAAACACTAATCCAACCCCGCGACGTACCAAAGTACACGTCAATGCAACTGCCTGGAAATCCTTGCACGTTCAGGGAGATTTTCCACATTGAAGTTTACGAATTTCGTCACAGCCTGGGCGATGCCTACCGAAAAACATTACTTTCGGCAATGGCCGATTATTCCGACGCTGAACTATACAACGACGAAACCACCTACGAAGAGGGCGATATCGTGACTTACTGGGTAAACGAAAGTCTACAAGTTTACCGGGCGCTCACAGAAACAACCGCAATACCGACAACGGTAGAGGATTGGGAGTTAGCACCAATCTTTGAAGATGGAGACTGCCAAGCTACCTACAACGAGCTATACTGCGATTATTTGGCTCCATACCTGGCCTACTGCGTACTGATAAAGAAACTACCATACTTGGTTGCTGTAATCAGCGACAAGGGCGTTTTGCAGTTCAATGGACTATCTTATCAACCAGCGGATGAAAGCAGCGTAGCGAGTCTAAAAGCGGCGCTAGAAAGCGAAAGATTGATGATTTATTCCAACATGGTCGCCTACCTCAAAGCAGACAAAGACAACGCCTGTTTTTCGGGTATCGATTTTGGAACATCCGATAATTGCGATACTTGCGGCGCAGTCAAAAACGTCAAACTTTATAACCGTTACCAACGTGGGCAATACAAGTTCGGGTAAATTTGTGGAAAGCACGATTTTGAAGATCGTGAAATTAGGTGGCACCCTTACGGATGAAGCCACTTTTGAAAAGCGGTCGGAGGTATGCAGGCAGTGTGCCAATTTTGGCAAAGTCTACGTCCTTGGAATTGAATTGGAAGGCTGCACAATTTGCGGCTGCCCGCTTGAAACCAAAGGCCGTACAAACTCTTTTTTCAGCCTCAGTAAAGGTAAGGTGATTGATTCCACTTGCCCACATCCTGATGGCGATAAATGGAATTTCAAAACAACAAAAGAATAAAAAATCATGGGTGCATACGATAATGCAGGTTTTTGGAGGGCAAACCCTGACGCTCTCAACACCAACGCCGCACGGGTTCAAGACTACGACACCCCAGGCACAAACCAAAAAGATACGGTAACGGTAAACACCTCAAGCCGTACCAACTTCACAGGCTTTGAGTACACCGGAAAAGATGGGGAAACCCGTACAATTACCGGACTTGCCATTGCCAAAACCGAGGGCGATTTGATTAAGTGGGCCATCCTGGAAGAAATTCAAAAGGATGAGGTTGATACGGTGATCGAAGTACCGACTTCCTCAAGCTCTTCTTGTGTGATCAATCACTACGGTAGCGGAACTTTGGTAGCTGTCACCTTTGACACAACCCGTTCAACTTTGACCCGGGGCGATCTTCCGTCGTAAGCCCTCAGAGAACATTGTAAAAGAGTGTAGTATCATCGATATTTCAGGAGGGTAACACCTCCTTTTTTATTCACATCAAAACCGTTATAATCATGGCTGAAATTGAAGCAACTGGCCGGGTAAAACTCATTTCCGGTATCCCTGAATTTATCGCAAAAAATGGCTTAAAGCTTGTGGAAAGCCGAATTGACAAGCTTATCCCAGATGGAACCCCTTTGCAAAAAGGTGCTGACATCTTTTTTGAGGCATCATCTGACCTACTAAATGTCATCACCGACGAAAACGCAGACAACAAAGGCCAGGTACAAGCCGTAATTTTTGGCACCATCAACGGCAAATTAGTCCCTTTTCTGGTTGATTTGTCAGCACCCGCCATTGACGGCATCAAGGACGAAGACAACAAAGCTGTTGTGGTTTACATGCGCGGCGTTGCCGTGGACTTTGTGAATATCTACACCGACGAAGTACAAAAGAACAGTGAGCAGCTTACCGAGTACATGGACATGATCCGCAAAAGCCCCAAAACTGAGCAGGTCGTACTTTACAACTTGCTTTTGAATCGCCTGAAAAAGCGTTGGGAGGGAAACCCAACCCAGGAAGATTATCTGATCTTCATTGAAGGCGTTTTGAAGGAGCTTTGGAAGCTCGTAAAAGGAGAAGACGAAGAGGCCGCAATTGCAGCCCTTGAAACTCAAATCTTAGCCCTCAAGTCAGGGAACTAGGCCATTTGATCACTTTCGGTTCAACGGGGTAGCGGGTTAAAATCCACTACCCTATTTTTGTGTAAAAAATATTCCGCAAATCAGGATAAAAATATTTTGAAAATAAATCGGCCAAAAGTTGTGTATGTTTATATATACACTTATATTTGTGTATTATTAATTCACAACCACAATCCATAACTATGAAAAATGTAATTGTATACGGTGTCGAAATGACATCGTTCCAAGAAATGATTTTCCAAAAGTACATAAGCAATGCGGGGATTGCAATGAATACAAAGTCCATTGAACAAAGGGCATCTATAACAAAAGAATGGTTGAAAAGCCAAATACAATGAGCAGCCGAAAATACATCCACCTCCGAATCCATAAATTCAATTTCTTCTACCAATTATGGCTAAATGGGAAGCCATTGAAGTTAGTGGGTGAAATTGAAAGCTGGATGAATGTTAGCAAGGCAAACAAAAACCTAGCCCTCGCAATCTGCAAAGAGCTTTACCCAGGCCATGAAAACGACCTGTACGAAAAGTTCTTGAAAGACTACATTAGTAATTTGAAAGAGTCCGACATCGTAGAAGTGAACGTGGACATTACCGAATTTTGCCAATATGCTAGGGACGTGATACGGATTAAGCAAGAGGCAGGAGTTGAAAGTATTGAGGATTGTTTACCATTTTAAAATTCACAACCTTGGAAAGTTATCACAAACTCACTTACGATCTAATCCCAGGCCAAACCGACCGGGAAAAATATAATAGTATGTTGCTAATTATTGAACTATTGAATGATCTTTCATTTCCGAAAAGAGGTGAAGAGAAAAGCCTTATAGACTTGATTGAAAAGGCGCTTGAAATAAGTGACCATTATATCGAAACAAAGTAATTCAGTAATTTTAGGTCATATTTTTAAGGCAGCACCAAATCAATGATGCTGCCTTTTTTGTTTACGCTGTTTGTTGCTGCTTGAGCTTCCAAAGTACGTGACTCACTGCCATTGTAAATAGTGCCGACCTGGGGGC